AAGGGTTCTATACCGCATTGCAAAAGGCCAAAGCTCGCAATCCATTCTTTAGCGATCAGGTGCCGCCAGCTCTTAACATCTGGGGTGAAAAGGTTAAATCCACAGACCCAGCTATGCCATTTGAATGGCTGTCACCTATTCGGGTTCAGAACGCAAAGTATGAGGGTATAGACAAAGAGCTGATGCGTTTGGGCGATGGCGTGTCTATGCCGCCCAAAACGATTAGCGGCGTCTTGTTAAATAATGAACAATACAACCGTTGGATTGAGCTAGCTAATACGCTGGATGCGTCAGGTAGAAAGCTACCGGGGATGGCTGGTTATAACGAAGATAATACTTTGTTAGCCACTCTAAACAGAAACATCCAGACTGATGCCTATAAGAATTTAGACGATGAGAAAAAGTTGGAATATATAAAGACACTGGTTTCAACTTATTACAACGGTAGCGGAAACAAGTTTGTGGGCGCAAAGCGGATTTTGCTTGGCGAATATCCAGATCTTCTCAAGAAGGTAGAAGCGGCGAAATAAATAGGGTATACTGCACACCAGTGAGGTAACAGATGGCAGACTATAACATTAACGCAGTGACACGCCGTGTCGTGTTTACAGGTTCAGCAGGCGTTGGGCCGTATAGCTTTACGTTTGAGGTGTTAGATCAAAACGATCTGGCGGTATACTTTAACACGACTAAGCTGACGCTGACGACAGACTACACTGTCTCTATTGCGGCTAATGGCACTGGGTCGGTGACGATTGTTGTCGGCACCAACGTGCCATCCACGCCTACCGCGTCTGACCAGATTGTTATTGTTGGTGCCAGAGACATTGAGCGTACCACCGACTTTGTTACTGCCGGGGATCTTCGCGCCTCAGCTCTAAACGAACAGCTAGACGGCCTAACCATTTTTGATCAGCAGATTGCAGAAGAGCAAAAGCGCACATTGCAAGCCCCGGTCTATGACCCAGCTCACGTTGATGATGGCGGCACATTAGATATGACGTTGCCAGCTAAGGCGGCTCGCGCTGGTAAGTATCTGCAATTCAATAGCACGACAGGAAACCCAGAGGCTGGCCCTGACAGCACCGATGTTACTGCGCTTGCTGATATTGCTACCGATATTGCCACACTAGCTGATATACAGGATGGTACGGTTGCGACTAATGCTATCACAACCGTGTCTGGTATATCAGCCAATGTGACTACGGTTGCTGGCGTTGCGGCTAATGTATCCACCGTAGCTGGCATTTCTTCTGATGTAACCTCTGTGGCGGCTGACGCTACCGACATTGGCACAGTAGCCACAAACATAGCGTCTGTTAATACGGTTGCTGGAAACATTAGCGAGGTCATTGCCGTTGCCAATGATCTTAACGAAGCGGTGTCAGAGGTTGAAACAGTAGCCAATGACCTGAATGAAGCAGTGTCAGAGATTGAAACTGTCGCCGCATCCATTAGTAATGTAGATGCCGTTGGCACCAATATAGCTAACGTCAATACCGTGGCTGGGAATAATAGCAATGTCACCACTGTGGCTGGTATTTCAGCTAATGTGACTACTGTAGCTGGCATCAGTGGCAATGTGACTACTGTGGCTGGCATATCTGCTGACGTTACCACGGTGGCGGCTGATGGCACTGATATTGGTACTGTTGCAACGAATATAACTAATGTTAATTCTGTTGCTGGGAATACCACAAACATTAATAGTGTGGCTGGCAATTCCACCAATATTAATACTGTGGCTGGTATCTCAGCAGATGTGACGACAGTGGCTGGCGACAGTGCCGCTATTCAAGCGGTTGCGGCTGATGCAACTGACATTGGCACAGTGTCCACCAATATAGCTAACGTCAATACCGTGGCTGGTTCTATTGCCAATGTTAATGCTACTGCCGCCAATATTACTGGCGTCAATAGTTTTGCAGAACGCTATCGTGTTGGTGCGACTGACCCTACTACGTCACTTGACGAAGGGGATTTATTTTTTAACACGACCGACAATACCTATAAATTTTACGATGGGACGTCTTGGCAAACCGTTAATGTGTCTGGCATTGGGTCTGTGCTTGACGATGCCACACCACAGCTTGGCGGCAACCTTGACACCAACGGCAACGACATCACCTTTGGCGACAATGACAAGGCCACGTTTGGCGATGCTGTCGGTGGCGATTTGCAGATATTTCATGATGGGTCTAATTCATATGTTAAAGATTCTGGTGCTGGATATTTAATTTTAGGTGGTCAAGATACAGGCGTTGCTATTCAAAACACATCTGGCCAAAATCTGTTATTAACCAGCGCAAACGCCATAACTTTGTCGTATCAAAATTCTCCTAAACTCGCCACCATATCTGGCGGCATTGACGTAACAGGCACAGTGACGGCTGATGGGCTGACTGTTGACACAGCAGATGGAAGCCTGACTGTTTCTTCTGGCTTTGAAATTGATTTAGACCGAAACGGCACAAACTATATTCGGGCCAGCAACGCTTCTGGGGGAATAAGATTAGGCTCTGGTTCGGCTTATAATCGTTTGGATGTTGCGTCCAGTGGTGACATTTCTTTTTATGCGGCTGACCAAGTGACACAAGGCTTTTACTGGGACGCCTCCACACAGCGATTAGGCATTGGACGAACAAGCCCTAGCAACGCTTTAGATATTGAGGCTTCCAGTAGCGCACCTTTTAGAGTTGGAGGCTCAAGCAGTGGTGGCACTGTTCTCAGCCAATTCCGCAATACCGCAACATCGGCTGTTGGAAACGGTTCTGGTTTGGAATTAAGAGCAAACAGCACAGCGCAAGAACGGCAACTCTTTTTTATAGATAGCGAGTGGACTGATAACACAGACGCAACCAGAACATCAAAGACAAGATTCCTAACGGCTGATAACGGTTCATCTGCCAATCCTATGACCTTTTTGGGCGGCAACGTGGGCATTGGGACTGCCGCGCCAAGTGCAAAGCTATCTGTCACTGGCCTTGCTATGAACAGCGCAAGTGCTGGAGTTGAGCTTGAAGGAGCGTGGCCGGGGTTAAAGTTTAAAGATACAGAGTTAAACCAAGATAGCTGGCTTCAGTATGTTGACAGCAACAGCTTTATAATCAAGCAAATACCATATGCTGACCGCAATGCCGCGCCATCTGGGGTTGGCACTGAACGGTTAAGGGTGGATTCGTCAGGCAATCTTCTGGTTGGGAAGACTAATACTAGCACCGCATCACAAGGGTGTGTGCTGGGGGCTGGGGGCTTAACCAGTTTTAATCGTGATAATGATGTTGTTGTTAGGGTAAGACGAGACGGCACCGATGGTGACGGAATTGAGTTTTACAATGATGCAAGCAAAGTAGGTTCAATATCTTTAGGCGCATCAGGCACAACCTACAACACCACATCAGACATTCGCCTGAAGACTGACATCGCACCTATCGCTGATGCCACCGACAAACTGATGGCTATGAACGCTGTCACCCACAAGTGGAAGGCAGACCCTGACGCTGATGCGGTGGTTGGCTTTATCGCACAGGAGATGGCAGAGATTGTGCCAGAGGCCGTGAGCAAGGGCGACAGTGAAGATGATATGTGGTCTATGGATTATGGACGCATCACGCCTGTGCTAGTAGCGGCATTGCAGGATGCTGTAAATGAAATCAAGACACTGAAAGAACGTGTCGCAGAATTGGAGGCTAAGTAATGGCTAACACACTAGCACCAGCCGCAGTCAATCATGTGATGAATGGAAGCGCAAAGTCTTGGGTTAACTTTAATGGAACAGGCACTATTGCGGCTCGTGACAGTTTTAATGTTTCTAGCTTAGATGATAATGGCACAGGTAATTACGATGTAAACTTTACTAATGCTATGGGCAATGCTGATTTCTCATCACAAGTAACAGCAGGTTATAGTGCAGACACAGGACGCTATGGGGAAAATTTTTCTTACAATGCTTCATATGCAAATGTAGGCGCAAGAAACTCAAGCGGTACAAGTGTGGACAATGCTGGTATTGCCGTTACAATCTCAGGAGACCTCGCATAATGCAGACACCTGATTTCAAAGGCACTCATCTGTTTGACCGACTGTGCTGGGCTAAAGAGAACCTAGACGGTGTGCAGTCTGACTACTGTGTTGTCTATGAGGACAGCGTGGACGAGTGCGCCAAGATACTTGTGCCTGACCCTAACTGGATGGCGTGTGCGCTACAAGGCGGCATCCTACCGCCAGTGTGGGTGTACCACGAGTTGGCTGAAGATGAAGCACAACCTGATTTTAAGAAACATACTCGTGGCTACCTGTTGCATGAGACTGAGCCAATGCCAGCGATGACAGAAGAACAGGCTATCGAATACTTAATTATGAAAGATGTGCCTCAGCACGTTTGGCAAAGCTGGAATGAGGGCAACCGCCCCAAGATGGTTATCTGCAAGAAAGAACAACTGCCTGAAACAAGAACGTGGCGCAATGCGTGGCGTATTGCTGATGATGTACAACTAGCGGCGTAGGATATTACAATGGATACATTTATTATTGACAAGGATGGCAACGAAGCTAATGCGGCTGATGTAACTATCCCAGCAAATCGTGACTTTCGCGGAGCGTGGTCACTGTCAGGCAATGTGATTAGCGAAGACCTAGACAAGGCAAAAGAGATTTTCAAGGACAAGGTGCGTGAGGTACGCAACCCTAAGCTAACGGCTCTTGATGCAGACTATATGAAAGCACTTGAGGATGGTGACACTGCC